CGCACAAGCCCCTCTTCGAGCTTCAGATTGTTTACATACGTCAACCGTAGTATCATACAATCTAGAATAGTGTACAGGTCCATCTGCACGACCACCTGTTTTAATAACAGACCCCCTCGGTCTAATATTACCTAAATAAGCCGATGTTCCACCACCATATTTAGACATCATACCTATTTCTCGACCCGCGTTCAGTATACTATCTAGTGAATCATCAATATTTGACCCATAACAACTAATCGGTAATCCCTTTTCTTTTCCAAAGTTAATCCAAACAGGTGTAGATAAACTATAGAAACCTTTAGACATATATTTTTCAAATTTCTCAGCCCAACCTTCAATTTTAAGAATACTCTCAGCCTTGTTAGCCATATCTTTTATTCTTTGTTCCGGAGTTTCCGTAATATATCCCCGGGATAAAAAAGTTCTTGACTCGTCATTCAACCAATAGTATTTTTTATACTCACTAGTTTTAACTTCTTTATCATCTCCGCCCATTATCGATTGTATTTCAAGTTCTCTAACTTCTTCTAGAGAATAACCATTATTCATATTCATATTTTTTTGTTTTTTTTTTGTTTTTAAAATAAATCGTCTTCTGTAATTGCTTTTTGTTTTTTAGAGTAATCAATTTGTTTCTTATAAAAGAAATCACCTTCCTTAGTTGATGTAATTTCTACCTCAAACCATAGTGTTTTCTCTAACTTATCGATATCAACCTCAAATACGGGTTTCATCCCAATTTTACCTAATGAATTGTTAAATCTGTTCATTATGAAATGTTTTATGGTTTCTTTAGGTAAAAATTCTAATTCACCATTTTCAAAAATCCAATCTAATATCTTACATTCCGCTTGAAAAGCCTTTTTACAAGCTGAAATAATTAGATTATCAAACTCCTCATCAAACCACTCCGGATTTTCACTTTTAATTATATTAATTAATTCAACACCAAAGTTACCATGGATATCCTCTTCTTTAGATGTCGCTTCAACAACATTAGAAATACCCTTAAAGACATTTTTCTCTTTATTAAATGACATCATAATTAAGAATTGTGAGAATAATGAAACGTGTTCAATAAATAAGGAAAATAGTAATACTGATTTAGTATACATCTTATTATCTCGACTTCTAGTACCATCCAAATATTTTCTTAAATATTTAATTCTATCTTTAATCGCCGGAATTTCAATAACGTGTTTAAACTCTTCCTCTAACCCAAGAATTCTTAAAAGTCTAGCATAGGCATCTTTATGTCTAACCTCAGACTCCGCAAATGTCATACCAACATCACCTATTTCCGTGATTGGCATTCTTTTATAAAGGTCAGCCCAAAAAGTCTTTACCGAAACCTCAATTTGAGCGATAGATAACATCGTTCTTTTTATTACCTGTCTTTCATTGTCATTTATCACCACTTTAAAATCATTAATATCGGTAGTGAAGTTATACTCCGTATCAATCCAATAAGAATGTCTAATCGCATCCTTATATTTCAATAATGAAGGATAATCGTAAGGTAATATGTTTTCCCTTTTGTTAAAAATACTTTGTTTTTCCATGTTTCTTCTTTTATATAATAATTATTTAAATTACTAATTTTATTAACCTTTTTTTTTTTATTTTATTGAACAACCATCCAATTAAGATTGCGTTTGTTTTAATTTTTTCTTTTCGAGTAATTCTTTAACTCGTTGTCTATTTTTTTCTTCTTTGTTATCCTCTAAACCTAAAAAAGTCACAGAACTCTCAGTATCAATCTCCAACATACCGTTATCGAATTTACAATTTTCAAAGACAATACCATCATCACCAATTCTAGATTTAGTTATTGCAATAGTTGCTAGTTTCATTTCTTTTTGTTGTAGAGATTTGGCCACTGATATAATAACGTGACCAACTTGAGCTTTTTTGATTGAACCACCCATTTGGTCAGTCGTAACAACATCAGAAGAGATTGAACTTCTATTTCCTTGAGTAGCGGTCCACCCTACTAAATCTAATTCGTGACACATAGATTCGAACGCTCTCATAACAGAACCTTCAGATTTCCATTCATCACCCAAGTTTTTTTCAGGTACAACACAATCAATATAATCCAAAAGAATAACATCAATATTAATACCTTCAGCAATCATTTTTCTAACTTGGTTTTTAATCTGACCCATAGTTACAGTATCCGATGGAAGTTTTTTCAAAATTAACTTGTTCTCCATACTATCTTTAACTTCGTTTACTTTTACCATAACCTCCGCCTTTCTTTCCGATAATTCATCAGGGTGAACCTTAGTCCAAAGAGTAATGTGTTTCCTTTGAATAATTTTTGGGTTATCCTCAAAAAATATTTGTAATACGTTATTCCCTATATTAAATGCGTGATTAGCTATTTTTGTTAACAATGTAGATTTACCAACACCGGTAGGTGCTAAAACAACCCCAATTTCCCCTTTAGCTAAACCACCTTTTAAGAGTCTATCTATTCCGGGTATACCCATTGGTACCGGATGTCTGTAATCCTCATTTAAAACCTCATCTAAATTGTAAAAAACGTCTGACATATTGTCTTCTCTCTCCCCAACTAGTAGAGCTTCTCTTACTAACCTTTCTAAAGTATCGTAGTTTTCAAATTCACCATCGTCAATTATCTTTTGAGCCTTGACCATAACTTTTTGTAACTCTTGTTGTTTACAAAATTTCATAGCTTTTTCTTGGACAAACTCAGAACCCTCAATACTAACCCCCTTTATTTTATTTATCGTATCAATTATAATTTTAGAGGCTAATTCTTGTTTAATTTCAGATTTAGTTAATTGTTCTAAGGTTTCAAAATTAGGTACGTGTTCATATTTTAAATAATACTCTCTAATCATCTGTATTATGATTTTAAAATATTTATTGTCAAAATAGTCAGTTTCTATCACATCTATAATAGACCTCGAAAAATCCTTATCAAGAATAATTTGGTTTAGTAATTGTTGTTGAAATGTCGACCCTAAATAATCGAATTTTTTTGTTATTGACATATGATTTTATTTGTAGTAAAAATAAATATTACTGAGTTAGATTAATGCCCAAATATTCGTAATTTAAATCTTGGGATGAAAATATGTCAGTTAAATCATAAAGAACACTTTTTAGGTGAGGACGCACATCTACGGTGTATCTTATTTTAGGTGGGAATAGTTTTGCGTCTACAATTCTATGACACATTGTCACACCATCTTTTTTAAGATATATATTAATATGTTCCGGACCTTCAGTATTTGAAGTTTCTAGTATCATTGGATTATTCATAATTTGGTACATATTTTCAGACAAATAATCCATAGTCTTATATTTTAAATCAGTAGTCAATGTTTCTGAAAAATCTTTCATATATCTATATAACTCATAAGAGCTTTTAGCGTTTTTGTTATAATCTCTCACGTTAAAGAAACGTTGTACGATAAAGTTATCGTTAACCGTCATTAGTAATTCTAACTTAGTTGAATCTTGGTTTTTCATATTATTTTTTTTGTTGTTGTTGTTTTACTATTTTAAAATCACCACATATGGTAATTAACATATTTTTCTTATTTCTATTAAATTCTATACACTGACCATTAATTTTATATTGGTTCGTATTATATTCAATACCTAATGAATCTGTCACCAAATATACTCCTTTTTTTTCCGATAACATAATTTTTAAACTAAATACCGTTATTAAAATTGATAAACCACCTACGATAATCTTTTTCATGTTTCTCTTCCACCAATTTTTAAATCCATTTTTAATATTAGAAAACATCTTTTTGGGATTCATAAAGTCGGAAATATCAGGAATATTAGGAATATTAGAATTACCCCCCCTACTCATCATTTTTATTTGTTTTTCAAAATCTTTTAAATTCATCATATTACTTATTTTGTTTAAAATTTCTTTTTTCTTTTCTAGTTAACTTTAGGAATGGAGTTAAAAAGTACACCCAATTATCATCACCTTTAGGTAGATATTTAAAAATACCATCATCCATCATCATTTTTATTAAATTTCGATGTCCTCTACCTTCAGGGTCTAAAGTTTCAGTATAATACAGTTCTACGAGTTCTTTACCCTCGTCGGTTATCAAAGGTATTGATAAATCTACTATTTTTTGATTTACCTTAAAAAATTCATCCCCATGAATCCCCGTTTTAGTTTTACCGGACAATAAATTTTCAATAGCCGCACCACCTTCCTTATTCTCAAATAACCTTTGAGCCTTTGTTAAAATATCGGTAACGGAAACTGTATTATCAAGTATTTCAGGAAAGAATTTAACTAAAGTTTTTTCACCAAAATAATATATTCCATCAATATTATCAGATTTATCGCCAGTAAAAATTTTAAGGGTTATAATATTAGAGTGTGGAAACTCATAATCTTTACCCTTAATTTTATCACCATTATGGTAGAATTGTCTTGTGTTTGGAGAGTATACAGAGACGTTCTCCCCAATTAGTTGAGTAAGGTCCTTATCTCCCGAAAAGATTGTTTTGTGCTCATTGTTTGATATTTGACAATAATAAGCAATTAAGTCATCGGCCTCATTATTGTCAACATCAATTTGTCGAATAAACATTTCTTCCAAATAAAGTTTGACCCTACCTTTTTGTTCAGTAAAAGACTCTTCTTTATACTCATTTGAATCAGAATGTTTTTTTCGGTTTTCTTTGTATTGAGGGTATATATCTTTTCTTGCTTTAGAACTATCTTCACCATCCCAAAAAACAACAACTTTATCATAATTATATTCCTCAATGAAACGTCTTGTAGTATTCAAGAAATGCCATATACCACCAATATGTTTACCCTTATGGTAATAATCTTTGACTCCGTGAAAACCTATCTTAAGTAGGTTATTTCCGTCGACTAATAATGTTTTAATCACATTTTTTTTGTTGTGGTGATTTCTCACCGGTTCTCACTATAAAAATTTACTCTCCTCTTTCTTCTTTTAAGTCAAAATCACCATCAGTACCAATAATTTTTTTCCAATACTCAGCGTTTTCTAACTTATACTTCTCAATTGATTTTTTTTCTTCTGTAGTATCTTTACCTGAAAGAAAACCGTGTGGTGTTACCAATATTTTACCATCTTCATACCCAAGACCGTTGATATGATTCTTCATAACCGATACCTTTGTTCTTGAAGCAAACCTAATCTTCCTTTTATCCTTAACCGCAGATATTTTTGTAATTCCGGAATTTTTTTGATTACCATAAAGAAACACTAAAGAAGAATTTAACCAGATAGCTTCACCACCCTTAGCCTTTATTTTAGGTTGTCCGAATGGATTGTCAGGTAATTCAACCCATGGTTGATTAACAACAATTAAAGTATTTTCATATTTTGAATCCGCCTTTCTACTTCCTGAAATTCTTTGATTGACACCCATACCAATTTTATCCGCTAAAGTTCTAGCGTTGTGCATAGCACCACCCTTACCTTCAAACGTCATTTTACAAGGTACAGAACCAACAGAATCCCACATTATACAAAGACTATAATCTAATTCACCCTTTTGTTGTGAATCTAATAACTCATTAATATAATCAGTTATTTCTTCAATATAGTTAAAGTTATTATTAAATAAGAAAAACCCATCCCAATCTAACTCACCTGTTTCTTCATCAACCACTTCTTCACATTCAAAACCCATCAATTTAGCGTGGTCAAAAGACCATTTTTGTTCTGTAATTATAAAAACAGGTAGGATACCTTTCTTTTGAGCATCTACAGCAGTTTTAACCAAAGCAGTCGTTTTACCAGTATCCGAATGACCTAAGAACATATTCAAATGACCAATAGCCGGACCCGGGACACCAACGGCATCTAAGAACGATTCACCAATATCAAAAAACCTTTGTGGTTTATATTTCGCCGAAGTTGAAAACTTCTGTTTTAGACTTTTGAAGTCAGTTTTTTTCTTTATTGCCATAATATTTTATTTTTTATAAGTTTCCTGTAGTGTCTTTAATTTATCTTTTGATTCACCCAATTTAGCAATTGCGTCATCAATTTCTTTAACAATTTGTGGGTGTTCACCAATCCCAACAGGGTTATTGTAATATAAATCTAATATAACCTCAGCTTCAGCCATTTCAGTTTTATATTTTAACTCCAAAGATTCGTAAATCTTTTCTTGTAGTGTTTTTGATTTTATTATTTTCATTTTTATCTAATTAAAAAATAACCTTCCATTTTTATGTGGAAGGTTATATGTTATTAATTGCGTTATTTAGAAAGGCATATCATCTGAAGCAGAGTCTTTCGATTGTGGGTCAGTTTTCTTAACCTCTTCTTTCTGTGATTGTCCCCCAAAAGAAACTTCACCTTGACTACTATCTCCGAAAACATATTTACCTGTTACCGTATCCCATTTAGGTGTTTCACCATTCGCAACAGCCTCTAAATACTCTACCGGTTTTTTAGCATAAACATCATGCAATGTTGATGGGTCATTTACCCACACATCAGAAGTTTCTTTATCTTCGTGTACCGGAGATGGGTCGTCAAACATAACTGTTTGTACCACAGTATATTGGTTACCGTTGTTAGCCTTAGCTTTAGTTAATTCCAAGATAATATCTCTACCTTTTTCAGGTTCAGTAATATCACCTTTAGTTCTGAAGATAGGGATAATTTTATCTAAGATACCTTCATTTTTGTAGTTGTGTTTGAATCTCCAAAATTTAACCCCATCGGCTTCATTATCTCTATCGACAACTTTTACAATGTAAAATTTACGTGAACGATATTGAGATGCTAATTGTCTATCAGAATCTTTTCCTGTTGAAGTTAGAGCTTCATAAACTTCGGTTAATGGTGAACGTTCATTATCGTTCGCTCCCGGGTCATATAATTTAACCCATTTACCATCTACCTGCATTTCATGGTACCACACCTCTTTAAAAGGTGAAGAACCATCTGATGTAGGTAAGATTCTAAGTGTTCTTTGTCCTTGTTTTTCATCTTTTGGTAGGATAGCGGCGAAATACTTTTTTAGTCTTTCTTCACTAGTCATTTTGTTTGAGGAATTCCCCGAGTTTTGTGCTTTCTCATATTGACTTAAGATAGCATCTAATGCGTTGTTTGACATATTTTTTTTTGTTTTAAATTGTTTAATTACTTCAAAGATAATAAACATTTACTGATTTGTCAAACTATAATTAAAAAAAAAAGAGACCTAATTGGTCTCTCTTAAAATTTTAAATTATTGTGGTATGGTTAACTAAATGATTGTCTGATTTCATCGTCGGTAAAATTTTCAACATCGTCAGTAGTTAAAATATACTCATTTTTACCTGACTTCTCCATATCTTCTTGTTTATCAACAAAGAAATCTGTTAACTTCTGACTATATGGTCCTGAATCAATACTTCTTAACTCTAGTTTCTCTTCAGGTGTTTTAGGTCTATATTTTTCAATCTTATCTTCTAAACTGTTAAGTTTGTTAACAATATTGTCCATACTACCTAATTTAGATTCTAAGTCACCCAATTGTTTAAATAAATTGTCAAAATAATCATCCTGTTTAGTTTCAATGTTTTTTTGAGAATTAACCAAATCGGTTATTTCCAATTCTTCAGATTCACCATCAGTCGTGTTTTCACTACCACCAACAACATCACCATCAGTATTAATTTTATCAACATCCGGGTCATTTTTAATATCTATAGTTTGACCTGTTTCAGGTTCCATAGGTGGTTCAACACCTAAATCATCCTCAGCTGGCATAGGCCCCCCAACTTCACCATCCGGTAACGGCTCTTCATCAGGTGGTGGTGGTAATTCACCCTCTTGTTCAACAATGTAGTTATTAATAGAGTTATATCTTGATATCTCCGATAATATTTTTTTATCAATTTCCATATTAAATTAACCGTTTAATAGTTGTTTAACTCCATTAGAAGTCTCAACCTGAATTCGTTTATTTGTTCTCATAGTATTGTCGACTCTCTCAATCAGACCATCTCTCATACTTATAGTATAACAATCACCTGTATCCAAATCACACACTTGTTTAGTCCCGTCTCCGTTATCTTTTTCAGACATTTTGGTGTTTTTTCCCAAATAATTATCTAGTATTAGTTTTAAATCCATGTTTTGTTTTTATTATAAATATCGTTTATTCTGAAAAAAATTAAATTTATTATACAACATCATATAAAATAATAGATTTTTCAACTGAAGCCTCTATATTTTCCCTATCTAATTTGTCCATATCACTGTAAACATTTTCTTTTAGAGTTACCGGACCACTATTCAATATTAAGAATTTAGTTACGCTAACCTTATCTTTAGTTACATTATCAACTCTTTTTTCCCATCTACTTTTAAGTAAACCAACGTTGTCACTTAAACTATTAAAAGAAACGTATGGAGTGTTAGTTTTAGAACAATAAAAAGTTTTACTTGCCATATATTGATTAACAATACCTTGAGAGTACTTCTCCTTAATATCAACACCTGAGAAATTATTATCATAAGATGTGAACTTGTCGTTTGTTTTTGATTTTAAATATATTGAGGCGAATATAATATATTTAAGATTACTATTATTAGAACCTAATGTAGTATCTATATTAACCTTAACATCATTATAACTACTTTTAGTCAAAGATGGTGTCACTATATCAAACCCACTATATACACCATTAGAATTAGGTTCACAATTACTCACATTAGAAACATTTTTGTTAGGTTGATTAGTTAAATCATTAACAATACCATCTTTTTGAGATATAACATTAGAATCAGTTGTTCCTGATTTAGTTGTACTAGTGGTGGCTATTCTATCTTGATTTTTATCAAGTATACTGTTTAATAAATTAGCTCTTAAAGTTTGTAAAAATGAATCGACTTTAGGTAATCCTGCTGTCGGTTGTCTAGTTCCCTCAATAATGGTTTCGAAAGTACCGGGGCTAATAACATGGTCAACTCTTGTAATCATATAAGGCCCGTTAAACATAGGCACATTTCTTAAGTTAAAATACATAGTTGGTTGCATCACAGCGTTACCCATCATACTAAGTACACATTGATAACTTCTATTTTTATAAAGATTATATAACGATAAGTTTTGTGTGGAACCACCTCTTCGGTTACCATTAACTAACGAGTTTGTAGCCTCGATAGATTCGTAAGTGGCCTTTCCTGGGTCTTGTGAAACTCTAAAGGAAGTAAAAATTGATTGGTTTTGGGGTCCTATATCAACATTAAACCCAACTACTTTATTAGAAGTAGCATAATCTGATTTATCCTCTTTAATATCGTCAAGTAATGGATTATCACTTTTTCTACGTAAATCAAAAGCATCACTCTTAAACCTATAATCAACATTATCTTTTAAATCTAAAACCGAACTACCCTTATTACCATAAAAACAAACTAACTTAGTCGACGAATTTCTATAATCAACGTTCGCGAATGTACCAAATAAAGTATTAGCAATCTCTAAAGTATCTTCTGATTTAGGTACGGGATTTTTTACAACATCTTGTACATTATAAAAATTAACATACGAAGGAAGGTTCATCACATTAAAACCATTTTCTAATAAAATTCCTGTTATGAAAGTTAACATATCAACCGTTGAAGAATTTTCTATATCAAATAAAGAATCTTTTAACTTGTATATATCAACAAAAACCTTATCCCCAATGTCTCGACTTGCCCTATCTAATAATAAGACATCTTCAAATAGAGTCTTATTAGACGAAAAGTCATTTCCGGCAATCCATTTATCATTTAGAGCTTTAAATATTTCATATAACTCTACTTTAGTTTGGTCACCCTCAATAACACTTTTTTTATTAAGTGAAGTCGTAGAATCCACATCCGGCAAACTAGCTTTTAATTTAGTGACTAAATTATTTGTTATTTTATTTTGAAAACTATCGACGTCATTTAAATACGTATCCATTAAAACCTCAAACTTTGACGAAGTCATTGTTGCATCAGCTAACTTTTGGGTTGCATATATTTTAATTATCGGAGAAAAATCTTTAATATTTTGAGATTCAAACGCAATATTATTATCAACAAAAAAATCGGTAATATAAGAACCGTCATCATCATACTCTAACTCAGGAATATCTGAAAAACCAACATATAATTCTAAATCTACCCACTCAGTAGGGTAGGTAAGTTTAGAAGATACAAGAGTCGTACTATTACTACCTGTTGGTAATGCGTTTGGTGTAGATAATGTGTATTGATTCCAAGTATAACCATCAACTATCCTCATAGTATTTGAGAGTCTCGTTGCAAAAGAATAAAAAAGTTTTTTATCAAAAAGACCAGGGTTACCATATTTGAAAGCGACATCATAATCCAAAAATTTTGATAGGTAATCGGTTATTTTCCCCATTTGGTCGTTCTGTGAATTACCAACTGTTTCTTCACCTGTCGTTAAAGTTACCTTAGGTGACTTAAACATATCGATAAACATAAGATGGAAATTCTGAAAATGACCATTAAAGGAAGGTGATTCACTTTCTATTAATTGTTCTACACTTGTATTTGTAGATTGAGTTACAGAAAAAGGGTCACCTAAATAATCAAATCTACTTTCAGTAAACTTTAAAAACACAGTTTCAAATTGGTCCATGACGTCTTTTTCAAAAGCCGAAAACATTTCACTAATATTACTATATTCCTCAACGAGCCCATTAATTGAAAAGTTTTGGGGTGGGCTTGGTAAACTAACGTTTGACCCTAAAACATTGATAGTGATAGTGTTAGATTCATCAGAATAAACCTTTTTAATATGTTGGTTATACTCAGGTTTAACAACTTTACTATTGTCGAAATACCCATAATTAGGGGCCGACCAAAATAACCGAACCGAACCATTATACATTGATTGATTATTTTTTATATCAAATTTCATGACACCATTGATATCAATACATTCATCTTTAGTTTGATTAATTAAAGAACCATTTGATGGTATTATAAATGATGACTCACCATCATTACTTTTATAAAAAACACTCCACGGAACTACTTTAATATCTTCAAATGAACTACTATAGTTTATAACCGCATCATCTACAAATGTCATATCCAAATTTGTATCAATACCCGATTGTATATCCGAATCAGTATAACCACCGAAAACATCCACACCATCATATAAAAAAGTAAAATCGTTAATTAATTTAGGGTAAAACCCGGTATTAATCATTGTAACATTTTTTAATATCGAATTATATGTAATTGGTACAGTTTCCTCCATCACCATATCATATGGAGAACCATTTATATTTAGAATATATTTCTTATCAGGTGAAGAAGTAATTGGGTCATAATTTGAGTTTTCATCAAAATTATTCCAAGAATTAGTTAATATATCAACATTACTTTCAATATACTTTTTATATCTATGCCACTCAGAACCAATCTTTAGAACCCAAGCATAAGGTACTTTATGTATACCCCCAAACTTTTTAATTGTACTAAATATATAATCCAAACTAATAGGGTCAACATAACCACTATTATTTGTTGTAAATTTTTCTCTAAGTGTCGCTAAAGGTAAACTATTAATAAATAAATAAGCGGGGACAATAAATGGGTTCACACTAGAATTTCTTAAGTTATCGGCTGAACTCTGTAGTGAGTTTATAAAATAAGGTGTATTCATAATAGACACAGTCTGATTTGACCTTACCAAACCATCATAATCATAATAATTTAAATTACCTTCAGTTAATAACTGTTTATTAGGGCTACGATAGAGGTAAAAATCACTTAAATTAATGTTCCCATAATTTGGAACGGATAAACTCTGTTTAAACCCAAAATTTGTTATAGGTCTAATCTCATCAGAAGTAGTGTTAACTTTGAAGTTTGACATTATTTTTTTATCCTCATTGAGGAATAATGTTTTGGTAGTACTTTTAGAACCCTTAACACCACTAATCTTATTACCATCTTGTAAATTATTTTTTATCCAAGTTAAATCAGTAAAGGGATATGTATCCACAAAACTAATAACATCACTCTTACTAGAATTCAAATAATTAACTAAATTTTCACTACCCGGCAATGGGGATTGAGGTCTTGTCACTTCACTATTTAAAAAATAGTTAGAAAAAAACGTAAAACTACCATTATCAACTTCATTTTTTATGTAACCCGTATTAAAAATACCCCTTATTAAATTATTCCAACTCAACCCTTGACCATCATTAGAAATTAACTCTAAAATCGGTAAAAAGTTTTCACCGGTAATATTAAAAGTTTTAAGGTCTTGTATTAAAAAAGGATTATCATTAGATAAACTTTCAACAATATTATTTTTTTCAGTATCGGCTATTATATTAGTAATCTTATCCGAATCAAGTAAATTATTAACCCTAACAAGTCCACTATAATTAGAAATTAAAAATAACCTTTCATATATCTCATAAAAATATTTTATTTTTTCTTTATTTTGATAAACATTGTTATCAATAGGAAATTCAATGGCGTTAATCGAAACTCTATTTGTTTCAAATAATTCATTAGCGATTGATGTTGATTGAGTAGGTGATAACCCTCTTTTAGTTAACCCCCTTAAATATTCCTCTACAAATTCAACTTCAGGCCAAACATTATATAAATAACCTTTAGTTATATTCGTATATTTACTATCACCCGGATAAGCGATTTCATATTTTTCTCTATCATCACCAGCATTAGTTGCAACAATAAATTGAGGCCAAGGATAAACCGGATTATCACTATTAACACCCGACGAAACATTATCAGGATTAGCGTTAGCCACTTCACTATTAAATATCGCGTCTTGTCTATTCTTATCATCTCTAACATCCCAAGCTTCCCTATGGGTATTATCCAATAATCTAAGAAACGCTTCCCCATTGGCAAATATTACTGCCAAAACATTTCTAATAGTCGGGACAAAACCAATACCATTATTTCCCTTATCCTTCAATAATTCTGCTAAAGAGTCTGTTAATTGTTCTTGTATTTTTTCTTTAATCTGTCTAACCGCTACTTCGATTTTGTCGACAATCCCTATAAAGGCGCCTTCACCTTCAAAAACATAGTAATAACTAACTTTATCAGGGTTTGCGTCTGAAGAGTTTTGATTTGAAGAAAAATCTAATTCAACATTATTAAAAATACCTTTTGTTATTAATTCGACTTTAAAATCAGCAATTTGACCATCTGTAGGTTGGGTACTCAAACCTTTTTGTTGGATATATGTTTCTTTTAAATCGATATCATTTATTGTAGCGTTTGTTTTATAGAATGTGTCGTAAGTTACGGGGTTAGGTATGGATGACGGAACAGGTGGCTTACCACCAATAACATAAGAACCGTTTTCACCTAAAGTTTCGTTTTCACTCAATTTAGAATTAAATTTAACTATTAACCCCTTCAAGTTTGATATCGCAACACTCCTCTTTTGAGGGTCCCTCAACTCTTTTTTGAAAGTATATACTTTAGTTTTTTTGGTATCGTTAAGAATAAAAAAGTTCTGAGTATCCATATTCTGATTAAACCAAGAACCACTTTTATCGGTACCGGTAAAAGTAAAAACCTCCTTTGTATAATCTATTAAATCGTTAGTATATTGAGTAACATTAGTTAAAGGGTCTAAATTCTCTTTAGTAAAAGTATCCAAAGTATTTTTTATAAATAATTCCAACCTAAACTTTAATTGCATCAAAGTTAACTCAGGAAAACCATCATCTATAAGACCTTTAGATTTATATTCCCCATATACTTCTTTAATTTTTTGATAACCCAACTCAACAACCCCATCTTCCACATCAGAAAAGTTTGTTGAGGTATTTTTTTTAGTTTGTATTTGGATTCTTGAAGAATACATATGAGGAACGGCTAACAAAGAACCCATAGTCACCTCTGCCAATATAGTATATTTGTAAGTATAAAATTCTAAATCTATACTAAAGTTACCCTTGGAGGTGTCATATCTAGAAGAAAAACTTTGTAACATTAAAGGTAGTCTAACAGCCTTTCCATAATAACCTTTAATAGTTAGATTAAATTTAGGATATGGTAAATTAAAGAACGCGGCATATGGTGAACTATCACCACCTTCAAACATAGCCCGACCTTTTATATCTTCTAATTCAATTCTTATACTTGGTAAGAAATCTAATCCTTGTCTTATGTTTATACTAGTAATACCCAATAATCCATTATCGGTACCTCCTTGTTCCCCATCAGAAAGAAGGCTTTGTCTAACATAAAACGATTCATCATTTTTAGCGGTTTCATTAGGGGTCCGATTAAATTGTTGTTTTACTTGATTAACCCCTTTACCTTTAAGAGAATCTTTACCTGTTAACTCATCAGTATATGAATTGTCTAAATTTGTTTTATCACCTTGTTTTAGAAAATTAATAGACCCTACGGTTATTGTCTGATTTCTATCGTCATTAGACACCCCTAAAGCAAGTTTAGTTCTTGGTAGTAGGTTACACTCCAAGTTTGCGTACATAACCAAATTTTCATGGTTAACAAGTCGGTCTTTGATTTTACCTTCACTATCAACAACCTTATTAGGGTCAATTAAAGTAATATTATTATAATCAAATTCAACAAAAATATTTTCATTATTATCTACCATAATAGAAGAAGTGGTTATCTAATTGAGATTTATAGTCTTGTATAGAACTTACTAAAGGATAGGGAATAGTCAAGATAGAAGCATCAGGTATATTCCACTCTTGTCCGCCAAATTCAGGGTTCGCACTCATTATTAACCAACCGAAAAAAGGTGTCCCATAATATTGTTGTGACACTTTATCTAATCTTGACTGACTAACTTTATAGATATATTTTTTATCGCTACTTTTACTAGGTAATGATATATACGGCACTGTAGTTTGTTTACCTTCAATAACAAAACCTTTGTATCTATTATAATATTCTTTTCCCATTTCTTAAATAAATTTTACAACACTATCCCATTTATCACCACCGGCAGGTCTATAGAGTTCTTTTAGTAGTGTTTGTTGTTGAGATATATCAGCCGCAATTACAACCGTGGAATAATCAAATTCCCTAACTTTACCTTCAATAACACCGTCTGAGTTATTTATGAAACTTGTGTAAGATTGCATCGACTTAAATTTCTCAATTAATTTTTGTTCCTCACCCAACTCTTCTTTGACTATATCCGCAAATTCATTACAGAGTCTTCTAAAAATTCTTTTTAATCTACCATTTTTATTTATAGGTGCGGTTATTACAGCATCATTAAATATTTCAAGTTTATCCTCATTATTAAACACATTTGATAAAATCAAAAACATATGTTGATTCGCCAAGTTATCGTTTTCAGCATTACCTACCCAATTAAATGTACCCGTATCTTCATCATAATTACTACCATCTTCTGTTATAAATGGTTCATCTGAAGAGGTACTGTTTTTATTAACTAAAAGTTCTTCATAGAACTGGTTAAAAGCCGAAAGAACTTTTTTATAATCATCACAAAGTTCTTGAAAAGTATTTTCAGCAGATGTCGATGAATTATCAACTTTATCGGTTGAGGTTGTATTATATATAATAGGGGTACCTGACTCCGGTATTTTACCGTCAAACTTTTTTGAGATTAAATTAATTTCTCTTAGGACTTGAACCATGTTTTGTTGTTGTTCCGTTATTTCATTAATTTTTGTAAATATTGGTGATGAAAACGTAGCTCTATAACTATTAATATAATTTACCATGTTAGTCTGAACAGATTCTACATCTCCTTTACTTATATTCTTATCAACCAATCCTTTAATTATAAAGTTTTTATTACTAGAGTAAGGTTCTTCTATATCATTAATTAAAAATTGAAATAAATTATCTATATTTTCTTGAGTTTTTTCAGGTTTTCCATAAATTCGAGTTGGAAAATCGCTCCCCTCGTTAAAAGTTGTTCCCGAACCAATAAAACCATTACCATCGATATACTTTCTATTTTTAGAAACTAACTGCCAAATACCAAAGTTTTCTTCATTAATAAATGTTTCAACCTTATTTGGTATAGAAACATAATAGTCGTTCTCAACTTTCAATAAATCATCCACTATACTTTTATAAGTAATAGTACCCGTCAAACCAGAGGGAACGGTATTCTCAGAAGTCACTGTACCAATAGTATTACCCCCTTCATTCGGTAGGTCATTCTCAACTCTTACCTGTTCTTCCGTATCTAATATTCTATTAATTAACTCTCGGTCTAATGTTGACCTATCTTCGGTTGCCACCGCTCTTTCATCATATATTTCAGTGTTAGCATAATAATTGAATGATAACGCGTTTTGTAATTGTTCAACCGGTCCGGTTAACCCCTGACCACCAATAAAATCAAACGACATATTAACCTCCGCAACCATAGGTTGAACACCTATACCCTCCGGATTTAAATCTAAATTAAGTGGGTTATACGAGATGTTTACACTCTTAGGTACTATTTTAGTATTATAAAAATCCCCAATTCTTAAAACTAAAATCGGTGGGGTACCAAATGAAGTATTGGTAGCGTCATTACTAACTAAAGTATCGTTACCATTACTATCAGTCCTAACTATAGGTATTGTCTCACCAGGTCTTAGACATTGATTTAAAAAAGTCAACCTCCCATTTAAACCTTCCGGAGTCATAGAATGAAAAGCAGGATTAAAATATTTTATCTTTTCCTTAATAGAATCATATACCATTGGACTTTCTTGTCGAATCACTTCAAAATAATCACATTCCGACAATAGTTTTCTTAAAATTCTTTTACCTATACCTTCTTTTAATCTCTCTTGAGTTGTTTTAGTAAAATTATCTTTTGTAACATTAGTCTCTATTATTTTATCTTCTAATTCAGGTATAGTCTCAGTAGGTATAACTTCAATTTGATTAATAGACACTCTTCTACAAGCCATAGCATTTACAGAATATATTTGAGAACCTCTATTAATTTTACCATCTCTATCTTTAATATCTTGTGTACAATCAACTGATGACCCAAAAGAACCTGAACCTTCACTACTTTGAGGAAAAACAATTTTTTCAGTCTCACCCAAAGCGGTTTCACTTATTAAAATGGTCTTGTCGTCAAAATATTGTTTTAAATTAGCATCCCCCGATGTAAAACCTTCAAGAAATTGTTTTACCGAATCAATTCTCCTTTGAGATAATGTTTCGTTATATCCGGCCGATGCGGGTGCCGAAGCCGACCCTATTAATTTTATATTTATTCGACCTTTCTTTTCTTTTAATATGTCGAAAGCGTCTTTAATAAAATTACCACTTGTATTATTAGCTATAGTATTATAATTATCAATTACAACGGTATCAAAGAATTGTTTAACATTTCTTTCAGTACTACCATCAACAAAAAGACCATCGGCTTTAGACACATAATTATCAATGTTTGATTGACTAGTATACGGTCCATATGTTTGTTGAAACGGTACAGACGATGTCGTATTTCTAGTGTTAGGGTCAGGAATATCGTTGTCAAAATAGAATGCGACTCCTTTGTATTTACTTTTAAAAGTCTCAATACTAGGGTCAGGGGTATCTTTAGAATTATCTTTATCAGGTAGTTCTTGTATGATTGTTCTCACCACCTCAGTTGTAGGGTTATTACTTAATAACTCTTGATACGTAAATAAATCAGACGATGGAATAGTATTAAATTTAATACCTAAATCATATAAATCATATTTTAAACATCCTGCAAAGAAAGAATCCAACATAGAGTTCACCCTATCCTTAGAAACACCTTCTAATTGTTTCTTAACGATTAAATTCATTATAGATGGATGGTCAACAATTATTTTCCATTTTAAACTACCAGTTCTAGAAGTATCTTTATATGTATACATAGGTTCGGGTCTTCCTAAAAATGAAGTCGAATTCCAATTAGCGGTGTTAGTCTCACTAAATTCAATATCATAAGGTGGAAACCACATTACTCTACCACCATTAGGACCTTTTTCACAATTAGGTAAATCATCATATCTAAACCCTGGTTTACTTGACGTTCTCCAAGCTAAGTTTTCAATCGAGAACATATATTTTTTAGCAATAAAGTTATCTTGACTGACCTCAACAACATTTTCATTCATAACAGGGGCAATATTCAAATTAAAGGTATTTTTTAGAACCGAATTATTAAATTTTCGACCTGAATCGACAATACCTTCTGTTTTTTGTAAATCATTGTAAGTGTAGTAAGGAGTATCTTTAGTAAAAACTCGACAATATTCAATACCGGCTTGAGACCCGTCAGAATTATCAGTATATGATAATACTTGAGAACCTTTAGTTATCTCTTTATACCCATCATTAAAAACTTTACTAACTTGATTAATGGCGTTACCTACGTGTTTTAATCTAGCAATTCCCGAAACATTATCCGCCGAATCAACAAGTCTTTGTGTTCGGTCTAATATTGAGGTCTCTTTAAATGTAAGATTGGTAGATTCCCCTCTAGTAAACTGACCAGCTATAATATTATAATCTTCGTCTTGAGAACCACTACCACCTCCCGGAGTCGCTTTAAAACCGGCATTTGGTTTATATTTAGGTGAAACCCAAACAAACTCTCCCGTTATTCCACCACCATCACTAAATGATTTTCCTGCAAGTCCAAAATTTAAACTACCAATATTACCCTCATATAGTTTACCCATCTCAGATGGACCATAAACAGGAGACTGTTCTTGTTGACCAAATGGGTTAACAGGGACTTGATTAGGTGGTGATGTTATTGTAGATGGGTCGGCGTCTTTACTACCAACGTAATAACCTCCATTTAATGTTCCGTTATCCGGATTTATTAAATCAATTGCAAGATTAACCAATCCTTGACCAATACCCAATAACCCACCAAAATCTTTATTAAAACCTGGTTGGTACCTATTGTAATCTAACGACCTAAAAAGAGCCGACCTTTGACCATTACCGGTGTTGGCAATAAACACTTGTGAAGGTTGTCTTCTTTTGTTAAGAATAGGACCTAAAAAACCTCCTGTTAATTGATTAACAACATTTAAAGCATTAGACGTTTGTTTACTATCAAAATTAGGTTCATCAAAATAATCACCCGGTATAGGAGATACAGGCCAATATGCCCCTCCCAATCTAGTAACAAAATCAACCGCTTGTAATATCGGATTCTCAGGAACCGTAATCCTCCAATTTCTATATATTAAAGGTTCTTTACCTGTCGCAATTAAAGACGCCTCAAATGGGTCTTGTAATGAGTCCAAATTAACTAAACCAACCGTGTTTTGATATATTTCAGCGTCAACTCTATTCTGAAAAGAAATTTTAAGTTGTTCAGCTCCTAATCTAGCTAAATACGAATCTTGAGATAAAGGACCTACATCACCTTGAGGATTATCCGAAAAAAGTATAGAATAAGGGTCATAACTTGATGCCACAAAATTAGGTGGGTCCCAATAAGGTTGATAAATAAAGTTATTTAACTGTATATCCGTTATGTCAACCATATACTGATAACCTCCATTAGGTCCGTAAGCATTCTGTATGTAAGCCGCGTCAATGAATGTATCGTTTAATATATCCATATTAGTCTGATTAGGACTATATTCCGCATATGTTGGTAAAATAGGCACTAAGGGACCGTTAAACGTAATCGAATTATTAAAACCACCCGTAGGACCAAACTCATTTAAAACATAAGATTGATTAGGGAATGGACTATTGGCGATTAAAAAATCAGGGGAATCAACAACACTATAATTACTTAATTGTGTTGGGTAGGTTAAAACACCTACCGGAGGTGTATAAGTACCCGGAACAGTATATGGTGGTAAATTAACACCCATAAGTGCATTCCTAAATGTAGATGTTGAAGCGAATGATAAACTACTCATAATAAGTTTTTATGTTTTTATTATAAATAGAGTAATAAGTTATTTTTTAGCGGTTAAGATAAGGGTTCATTAGTTTAGTTTTAGAAGAAGTTGGAGCACTTAACCCATTATTGTACATGGCCTCTTTCATAGACTGATATAATTTTTGTTTTACCCCTTGGTTTTCCAAGGCTAAAATAATTTGATTAGTATCTATTTGATTGGGAGCGTCTATTTTTATATTTAAATTAATATCTGCGGTAGATTTTGTCTCAATCGGTGTTTGAGGTTCGTTACTTTTATTACTTAACTTTGCCGAAGCTAACGCCATTCTTTCAAGTTCACCATTATTAACCCCCATTGTCTTATTAGGAAGGGTCTTCATTTCTTTAAGACCATCGATAAAACTTTCGAACCCTGTACCTCCAAATATTGTATCTTTCGCTAACGGCTCTATTGTCATTCCGGGCATTTTTATAAAATCTTCAACCGGTGTAATCGGTGTTTGAGAATTATTCCCTACCGTCTTCATTTTTCCCATTAACTCCTCCAACAGAGGTACAATTTTATTATCACCACTTGCAAATTTATCAAGGTTAGTTTCCGCATTACTGAGAGCGACTTTAAAATTTTCATTTAATTGTGTTGCAATTTCATTACCAACAGACCCTATATTAGTAAAAACCTCACTTAGACTTTGTTCACCCGATACTAAATTTTCTATAGAGTCAATTAAAACATCCGATGTTTTATCAAAAGTACTACTTATTTTACTAGTCTTACCTAAACTATCACTTATAAAATCATATAATACTGTTTCTACTTTCGCCGCTCCTTTAAAAGCATCATCCGTAGTTTTAGCTCCGGCGACACCCGTAGCCACTTTATTTTTTATAACAGTAAGTGACGCGTTTATTCTTTCTTGAAGATTTAGTTGTCCTTTTTGAATCTCCTCAATAGATTTAGGTCTCCCTGTTTCCGCAATAGCTTCCAAGTCTTTCGCCTCTAACGACATCACATTTTTTTCTTGAGATTCCCCTTTGTCATCCGTAAATTTAATTGTCGCCACCCCGTCTTTCATCTCAGACATATTAGCAATCATTGTTTGTTGTTCTTTACTAAGATTTAACCCTGAAGGCATCCTAATTTGACTCATCTTTTTATCTAACTCTGCTGATGCTAACCCCATTTGTTCAAGTGTACCAGCAGGAAGTTTTAATTCTGAATTTAATTCTCTTAATCTTCTTTTAGCCCCCGGCATAATTTCAAAATTACCATCGGCATTCATTTTAACAAAAGATTTACCTAATTGAGCTAATTGGTCTTGTAATTTTTCAGGATTATTCATAGCGTTGTACATCAACTCTAATGGGTCTTTCAAACCACTAACATTAACACCTAATCTCTGCATAGATGCCGCCATTTTAATAGCATTTTCTGGGTCAAAAACATTTTCGGCAAAACCCATTGTGGTTTTCATGTCAACTCTTAGATTAGTTGCGTTAGCGGCCATTTTAGCTAACCCCTGCACTCCACCCTCAAAGTTAAACCTATTTAATTCACCCATATTATCTATCACCTGTGATGAAACAGCTGCGGCATTAACTCCAATGGACCTAGCGGTATTAACCACACCTTCCATTTGTTCACTAATACTATATAAAGAAAATCCGGTGTTTTTAAATGACTTACCCATGTCATCCGCAGATTGACCTGAAACTTCCGCAGCCGCAAATATACCCGCAAAAGAGTCTGATGTTAGTATAATATTTCTATTTGTTACTTTACCTAACTCGATTTGAATATCGAGAACATCTTGCATCTGTCCCCCTAATCGTTCAACTTCACTAGCCGCTCCAGTTAAAGACGATTTAATCGCCATTACTTGAGTATTACTTAGACCAAAAGTTTTGACGACTTGATATGCTTTTTCGTCAACCTCTCTTATTTTATCAATTAAAGTTTGAGCATTAGGTATAAGAGAATCTGAAAGTAGTTTCTCCATTTTATCTAAATAACCATCTGCGTTTGGTGTTGCCATAATTTACATTTGTATATATAACATAAATACACCAAAAAGTAATTTTAACTCTTTGGTGTATTATCTTCGATTATTCTGTTTATAATATATTTTCTACCGTATATCGGCATTTCGTTAAATTCTTTCATCGAAAGAGTTATGAATTTATTAATCATATAGAACTCTTCGAGCAGAACTTGTCTGTGGTTAGAAGAAAGGACGAAAAAACTCCACCCCGAAAGCAACATTAGATGTCACTAATTCTCCTGATGGGGCGTAAATTGACCTTTTTAAGTCCAAGGCCGGAACGTTTTTATCTAAAAATTTTCTAATAAATTTTGAATCGAATATTGGCATTTCATTAATAAATTTACTTATATTTGCCTTATCTTCACTCCCATTTAACTCAATTATTTGAGACTCTAATTTCCAATTAACAATCGGAGCCACTCTACTTGCAGGATATTGTAGTTTTTTTGATTCTATATTACGACTTTCACCAAAAGTAAGTGGTCTAAGTTTAATTGTCGCTTCAGACTTAGGTAATTTTACATTAAAATACCCGTCTTGAGTAGGTTCAACCTCAGGTCTTATAACGTCAAGTTCATCCAACACTATTGTATGGTCAAACATTTTTGAAGTACCCGGGTCTTGTAATTTAACCTCATATTCAGGACCAAAAGACGTATTACGTAAAAATAAAAGTATTGCTTCAATATCACCATCGATAAAATCTTCAGGTCTCATATCGTGCTCATAAACTTTATTACGTAGTAATTGATACGTTAAATCATTAGCGTTATTTTGTAATGCATTTATTAACATATTTTCATCGCTAGCGGTTAGGTAACCAACCTTAACGGATTTTTTATTGTTTTTATAAAATTTACCACCTGAGGGTAATTTTACAACATCGTGTGGTAAATTGAAATTTTCAGTACCAGCCTTTACTAAGTTATCATCCATATAAATTCTCTTTAAATCTATAATAAAGTATTTTACACATTTATAAATGGTATACTACAATATTAATAAAAAAAAAATCCACACAAATTTGTATGGATTTTTTAAATAAAATTTTTTCATTTTAATATACTAAAACACAACGGTCCATTCTCATACTAGCCGTTATAGTCGCGATAGCATCAGTCTTATAATCTAAACTTCCGAAATCAACTGAAGTTAGAAAAGTTCCTTCAAGTATCCATTTTTCAACAACTACACCTGTTGGGTCTAGTAATTCTAAATCGACATTTTTCTTATATCCTGCGGCGTAACCCATACGACCTGTAACAGATTCAGCACATAACCTAACCCATTCCATTAAAGCTTGAGAAGCCGATGGTCCAATAGGGTCTCTAAATGTAACATTAAGAGGTTCCCAATTAAATCTACCAGCAACATATGTTGAGGTGTTTAAAAATTGTATCTCTGTAGAAGCCACCGTTATTTTAGGTCTAGCCGTAGACTCTACGAACCATTCATTTATCCCTAGAGATGATGGAAATCTCAGAACGAACCTATTTTGTCTTTTTGGTTCGTATGGTATGGGCATTTTCATTAATAAATCAGCCATTTGTTTTTGTATTTAATTATTTTTGTTTATCTTTTTATTTCTCTTATAAATATAGCCTAACTAAAATTTTTCTATTTACTTTAATTTTTTTTAAAATATTCTCTAACTAGAACTCTAATAATAAATACTTAAAATTTAATTAACTTATTTATAAATATATAATTAACTAGTAATATATTATATACTAGTAAAAAATCTTTAATATGGTCTCTTAACCCCACCAGCGGTCGAATATGTTTTAACCATAGGTTCATCCTTAAATCTATCTTTAATAACCTCTACGTTACGTATATCGTCATCTGAGAAACCTATTGTAGGTGTGAAATTATTTGAAACTTTATTTTTAAGAAAGGCTCTTTTTTTAATTTCATTTGAGATAACTTTAATGTGTTCAATAAATTCCCGTAAAGCACTAACCTTACCTTCTTCAGGGTCTGTCGCCGAACCCTCACCATAACTAACGGGGTGGAAACGACACAAATCTAAATATTCTCTTATCATATCTTTTTTAGAAACTTCATCTTGACCATTAATATCTCTAAATTTTTCTAAGTTTTTAACTAATTCATTTGAATCGATACCATTATGATTCGACACAATTAAATTATAACAAGCTTCTTTTAAGATTGATGGTGTATGACCTCTAGCCGTTATTATCGAAAATATTGACCCGTTATTAATCGCTTCTACAAAATCTGGCCAAGCCGGACCTACAGATGCTAACATTGAGTCAATTATAAATTGTTTATCACCTTTAACTCCAAAATTTTTAAATGGGTCTTCCCCAAAACCAACAATATTATGACCTTCATAGTTAAAGTCTTCTTTACCTATTAAAGTCCTATACTCTGCGAAATCTTCAGTAGACATACCTACCTCATCACCCTCATCGTCTTTTAATATAATTTTGGTTGGCATATTCATGATATTATCATCCCAGTCAAAAGCGTAATACTTCATATCCGGAGTTCCTTCTTCATCAATACCTTCTAAAATATTATTATGTGTTTTCATATTATATAAATAAAAGGTGGAGTCGTTTTATGACCCCACCTTTAGGTTTTTTTTATTATATGTTCTCAAACGATGCTCCCGCAGGTGTTATAAAGAACGTGATGTCGATAAATTCTAATGATTTAGTAGGTTTAATATAAATACTACCGGTCATTTGGTTTCTATCCAAATCAGATGCGTCTGATGAAACAGTCACTCTAAAGTCATAGATACCTCTATCACGTCTAATTGCGTCTAGTATCGGGTTGACTGCGTCTAAGAAATCCTGTCTTACTTTTTCATCATTTTGTTCGAATAATAATCTAACTGAAACAGCCGAAATTAATTTACGAGCTTGTAATAATAATCTTCTGACGTTAATCCTATCTAAAGCACTTTCTCTAATTTGTAAGGTTTTGTTACCCCATATAACAGTTCCCACATCTGAGAATGTTGCAATTGGGTTAATTCTACCTTGATAAAGAACATCTCTATCTTCTTGAGTAAGTTTCTTTCTCGCTTTAATTGCGTTAACTATACCTCTCGTGTAACCCGCCGCGGCGAACCAAGGGAAAGCAATGTTATCGGTTAAAGCTAAGTTTTTAACAACCTCAGCCGTTGGTGGTAAATAGATTTGAGTGTTATTCACACTATCTCTAGTTAATACCCAAGGGTAGTAGGTCGCAGTATAGTTAGAATCAATACCTGTATTATCTAAATTATCTACAGCTTCTTGTGGATAAATCAAATCTGATTGAACTCCCGTTGTTGGTGTAAATAAATTGTAATCAGGTGTTGTTGCGATATATATAGAATCCGCTCTATCGTTCTCAACCATATCAATAGCTTGTTCAACTAAATCTGAGTTGTTCACATAATCAATACCCGGTGTTGTAAATATGTTAATATTAACCGCTTCAGGGTTTTCAAAGGTTCTTTGACCTAATAGATAAGCGTAATAATCAGTATTCCCATAACCTTGAGTATTATCACCTACAGTTATTTGTTTAAACGCTCCCCATCCTGTTGCAGTTGGGTATTTTATTGATGAACAAGAACCGTTTAAGTATCCTGACCTTCCTAATACAAATCTATCACTGTTAGTTCTAGTTTCTCTATATATGTCCCATCCGTCGAAACCACCTGCAACTAAGAAAGTAAATTTACGAGCGAATAATCTATAATAAGGATTTTCTTCACTATCAGGGTCTCTAACAAAAGGAGCGTCACCCGTAGAAAATGCCGTAGTACCACTACTCGCGTAAACATCCGGAATTGTAATACCACTTGCGTTAATATCCATGTGGAAACCTTTAGTTCTGTAAGGCCACTCATTTCCGGTTGTACTAGTACAAATATCTAACGGTAATTGTTTACCTTTATAGTTAAAGAAATCAGCATCGATACCTATAGTATTAGAAATACCTAAGTAAGTTCTTCTTACATTATCACCACTACTTCTGATTATATCATCATCTCCTGACGCTAAACCGAAAGGTGGGTTATATATAACTTCACCTGGGAAATCATACTTTGTTTTATAAATTGGGAAAGGTGGTCTTGAACCAGCATATTCTCTAAAGTCATAACCTTCGAACCCACATGGTAATGAGTCTATCGGTGCGTCTTCATTCATTGTCAACATTATGTATCTTGAATTTAATGAGTATTCCCCGTCAACAGTTCCAACTTTTTGTGCTACAAAATTATTTTGATTTGGGTCCATAGCACAGTTAGTGAATTTTTCTAATACAACAGGATTTGCATCCGTGTCAAAGAAATCTCTAACTAATAAATCAAATGTACCATTATTAAATGAAATATTTGATACCGATATTTTAACTTCAGTATTTGAAGCATTACCGTCAGAAATCGATGTAAATTTAAAAAGGTTATAAACTTTAGTACCTCTTAATTCAGACACTACCCACGGAGATTCTGCCGATTGATATTGTTCTAAATAAAATGCGATAGACGTAGGGTCTGAACCTTGTCTCGCATCAGGTAAAGCATTTAACTTACAATTAAGACCTCTAATAAATCCACTTCTCCATCCGTAATTTAATAAAGTTTGGAACTTTTCTTCAACAAACAACGGAACATTTGCTCTCGATTTTGCGAAGTTAGATGAACCAAATACTTTACTTAGGTACTTAGGGTCTGAATTTTGGAATGACGTCTCAAAGAAATATTGTTCGTTATTTTTATTTGTAATGTTTACACCAAACGCCGAATATGGGTTTTTAGTAACACCCGAGTATGTTCCGGTACAATCTAAAGTAACGTCGGTTAAACCTGAAACCTCGTATACCGCTCCGTCGTCAGTTGAATATGTTGCCAAACCTCTTGAACGTAAAGTTGCGATAACTAAATCATCGTAATCTGTATAAGCCGTCCCTGAGTAAACATAAATCCTACCGATTAATGTACCCGTATAACAATTTACCGGTGCCGCTGTTGTTGTCGTTGTTGTCGACGGTGGTACAGGTGTTACACATGGGTCTGTTGTTGTGGTAGTCGTTGTTGAATTTATTGTTGTCGTTGTCGTAACCGGATTAAGAGTTAACCCTGTTACTATTGACCAATAAGAATAACCACTGTAAGCCGCGTCACCATTATTGTCGAATAAACCGTAATACCAAGAATCGTTTTGGGGTGCTGAGTAATCAATCTCAGTTGAACTAACGTTATCCACACCAAACACATTTGTTTCTCCAGTAAATACTGTTTTAAAATCGTCATAAGTTTTTCCCGGTATTGCACCATAATAATTAATATTGTAATCTTCGGATGCCGGAGTACTAATGATACTAAATATCTGAGATTTCATATCATTGTTTAATGTCGATGTACTACCATCAAATAATTCATAAGGTATTGTCAGTTTTTCTGAAATTACCTCAGGTATTTGATTTGGTGATGTAAATGAAACCGAATCTAAGTTATTAGTACAACCTGAGAAATCGATTGAGAAATCAATAGTTTTATAATCAACACATTCTGTAACGCAATCAACTGTTGTTGCACTTTCACAGAAAAAATCTACCGTAGTAGGATTTACATTACCTTTTGTTGTGATTGTCCAAGACGGTCCTGCGTCATATCCTGATAAACCTAAAACTCTAGTTACAAACAATTGATTCGATTGTTGTAAATAAGCTCTAGCTATATAAGACGCTTCGTACTTAGGAATTTGTGTATTTATGAATTTTTCGGGGGATGCTCCTCCAAAATAAGTTGTAAATTCGTTAAAATTACGTATGAATATTGGTTCAAAAGCTGGACCTTTTAGAGTTTCACCTACAAGACCTAATGTGGTTACACCCACACTCTGTGCTACGAAACTTAAGTCAACTTCAGAGGTAAACACACCCGGTGAAACGAATACTTTTTGATTTGATGCCATTTGTTTTTAATTTATTGTTTTATTTATTTATAGATAAATATTGTGAAAAAAAACAAAGTTCTTTTTACCTAAGGAACTATTTATTAAAAAGGTATACTTTTTTCTACCTTTTTTCTGCCTATGGACAAGACCACTAAAATAAAGAACCTAAAAATATCTCAAGAGGTACATACCACTCTAAAGACTTACTGTGATAAGAATGGGTTAACTATGTATAAATTTATAGAGAAGTTAATCATTGATAAATGTTCTATTAAGAAAGACGTATATGGTGAAGAATACTAAATAATATTATTTTTAAAAATAATAAAACTTTCTTTGTTTTCATCAATTTTGACCACTACCACCTTAATTCTATCACCATTGTTAATTAATAATTCTTGAACATCAGTACCGTAAAAGTCATCGTTTATAAACACATCAAAAGAGTCAACATTTTCCGATTTTAATAACAACAAATCCGTAGTATAAAAGAAAGATTCGCTAACAACATTATTTCCGGAAACGAATGATACTTTTAATTCTGTAGTGTCTTCATCGGCGATACCCGGTTTCCTATTTTTTCTCTGAACTTGGGTGTCAGATTCTATCACATTTAAAACTCTTGATATTGCCGGAGTCACCTCAAATTCTTCCTCATCGATTAAAAACCCTAACATTGTAAATGTATAATTTTGAATGTAATATTTTCTCTTTTCAACATCCATAACTGACTCATCCGAAATACTATCCATAATGATTGGTATGTAATGACCTTTAATATTTCTATATGCTTGTCTTGACGAAAACTTTTCTAAAACTATTTGGTTTAATTTATTTAACTCCCTCATTCTGTTACACACTATTTTTACGGAGTAAGTTATATCAACAGGAACAGGTTGAGGTATTTTATAAATATCCATACCATTTCTCTCCCCATCCCAAGTCGGTACTTGAGCGTAATAATATTGTTTTCGATTTGGTATATTATAAATTAATGATGGGTTCGTACCATATTTAACTTCGGGAGTTCTAATTGTGGTTATAAAAGGTGGTAATACATTTTTATCTAAATCTTCGAAATTCCAAGTTTCAGTAAATTGAGACCAATTTTGTGTTGTGATAATAATATCGACCGTTGGAACTAACTTACCTGATACAACAGTTTTTAAGTCTTCTTTAACAAAATCCAAAAACCCCCTATCTAAATCTGCATGAAGCAAGGACTTAGGTAGATATGTACCATCTTTATTGATTTTTTCCAACAACTCTTCCCTTCTAGCCAACAAAGTTTTTTGTGTTGTTAGTGGAATATTTTTTTTTATTTTTTTAGGTAGTGGCATCTATTAAAAGTTTTCTTTTATAATAAAAATTTTATTTCTTCGATTAATCATCTCAACCTCAGTTGCTTTGTATACTGGCTCACCATTTTTCTTATATACAAATGAATCATATTTATATGGGTCGTATGTTATAACATTACCCTCACTTTCTTTAGGTAAATCCTCACAAGGGTGTTTACAAAAATCCTCTAACTTACCAACAACAAACGCGTGAACATTTTTACGTTTTTCATCTCTAACCTTTTTCTTACCGGTTTTTCTAACTCTAAATTCCACATCATTTAATTTAACGTAATCGGCGTGAGCAACAACTAATCCTTTGTG